TGGAACAACAACTCTTTTGACATACGCTATGGTGCATTAGATATTATTAACCATGATGTTCTTATTGGCGAAATAGGTTCTAAAAAAGAAAATTCTTACACTTATTACTATCACGATGAATGTAATACTGGTACAACTAATGGTTCTAGTTGTTATAACTACGATTGGAACAACTCTGACAAAAATACTAACCTAGAAAATGGCGGTTCTTTATATGGATCAGGCAGTGGCAATGGTGTTGATTGTAGCAATGCACTAAATGATCCTAGTTGCTCTGGATACGCTGATGCCTACCAGACTCAACAATGTAATATCACTCAGCTTTATAATGAATCATGTCCTTTATATTGGGAAGCGTATGACGATGAACAGTGCGATCAAGACCCACAGTATGCTCCTTTTTGCCAAGGTTATAGACAGGAAGAGTCTGTAGCTTTCTTTGATGATGAGCAAGTTGATTATGGTTATGAAGAAGAAGAGCAGTTTGGCTACGAGCAAGAACCGATGTTTGAAGAGTTTGTGTTTGAAGAACAACGCTTTGAAGAGCAAGAGTTTATGTTTGAAGAAGAGATAATATTTGAACAAATGTTTGCACAAGAGGAATACCAAGAACCTTTTGAGCCAATGCATGATACACCTATGCATGAAGAGGAAGCATTTTTACCCATGGAAGATTTGTTAATTGACGAGTTTATCTTTCAAGAAACCTTTCTTGTAGAAGACTTTCGTGAGCCTGAAACATTTATTGAGCTTGAGACTATAGATCAACTAGAAGAATGGTTCGAAGAAGAAACAAGGCGAGAAGAAGAAATTGCAATATTAGAAGAACCCGAAGAAGAGTTTTTAGAAGAAATATTTGAAGAAGAAGTGGTTGAAGAAATATTTGAAGCCATAGAAGAACGCATGGCTGAAGCTGAAATAGAAGAAGAAAGAATTGAAAGAGAAGAAGTTACAGAAGAGTTTCAAGAAGTCTTCGAAGAAGAGTTTGAGGTTGCGGAAAGAGAAAATGTTAAAGGTGAAAGCTCAATTAGCAGAGAGATAGCACTTAAAATTGTTTCTGCAACAATCACAACAGCCAAAAACAGTATCAGTGGCACTGACTCAGGCAACTCAGTTCACGCAACTGGTGGTGGTAATGTCTCAGGCAACTCTGCTAACTCATCGTCTAACTCTGGAATTAGCGTTTCAAACTCTCCAAGCATGTCGGACCAGTTTGCGTCTTCTACAGCACAAACAAACCAAGTGTTAGATATGAGCAACTCTTCTGTCTCAGATTCAAGTTTTAGCTCAGACACAATTGACGCAGATGCCTCTGGCGTTGAAGTGGTGGTTGCAGATTTAAACACAGAAACAACCCAAGATCAGATGGATACATCAATTGTGCAAGCTTCTACTGACTCAGAGTCTGAAACCACGGTTGAAAGCATTATTGCTCAGAACCTTCAAAATGCACAAGAACAAGTAACAGCTCAACAAGAAGAAACTGGAGAGTACGGCTCAGAGAACGCAATCATTGCTGTCATGGGCTTTGTTCCAGAGTTTAACAACTATAGGCTTGTCAACATACCACAAAAAGAATCTTGGTATATGCCCAAAAACATTTATACTAACAATACATTGTCGGATAACACTGAAGCATTTTACGGCTTAGCGGGACAAAGCATCAGAACATTGACCGACTTAAAAAATTTACAGCCAAATCTATAGGAGCAAAAAATGAATTGGTTTGAAAACAAAACAACTCAATTGATAGCCCTTGCTGGCATAGTCACAACCCTAGCAGGCTTTGGCTACACTGGTGCTACCTACGTTAACAGAATAGATAACTTAGAAGCCCAGATTGGTGGAATCGGTGATACTGAGCAAGCTCAAAAGGTTATTGAAGAACGATTTGCGACAATAGAGACATCTGTGCAATACTTAGAAAAACAAATAAACGATATTGATGTTCCAGATGTTACTGAAATAAAAACAGACATTGCGACCATCAAAGCTGATATACAAAGCTTAGATAAAGCTATAAATAAGCTAGATAATAAAAACCCATTGGCAGGTTAATATGAAATTTAATTTAATTAAAAATGTTGTAGGTGCTTTAGCCCCTACGCTTGGTTCAGCGTTAGGTGGACCATTAGGCGGACAAGCAGCATCTGTTATAGCAGGTGTGCTTGGTTGCAAACCTGAACCTAAAGCTATCAATCAAGCCATACAATCAGCCACACCAGAACAAATGCTTGAACTTAAAAAAGCAGAACAAAACTTTGAAGTGCAAATGAAAGAACTAGAAGTAGATATCTTTGCATTAGAAATAGCAGACAAACAAGATGCCAGAGGCAAGTTTAGCAAAGACTGGACTGCTCGTATTATGGGTATTGCTGTTGTTGGTGGTTTTATGGGTTATATATTTTTAGTTACTTTACAGCCACCAGAACAAAACAGCGAAGCATTAATTAATTTAGTGCTTGGTTATTTAGGTGGTTTAGCATCGGCAGTAATATCATTTTACTTTGGTGCTTCTAATACAGGAAACAGTGATGGTAGCTAAACCCACAGTGCAATCAGTTTCTTCTCAGTTAAATTCTCACGAGGCAAAATGCGAAGAAAGATGGAAGACCATATTCAAAGAAACAGCAGAAATAAAACAAGAAATGAACGATCTAAATGGAACGCTAAAGATGGCTTTGTTTGGCTCTTTCGGCTTTATGGCTACCTTGCTAACCGCATTTATTCTAGGCGTATTCAACGGATAATGCATATTTCAGAAGAAGGTCTATGCCTTATTAAAAAATTTGAAGGTTGTGAGATGCGGGCATACACATGTGCTGCTGGAGTTCCCACAATTGCTTATGGCAGAACAAAAGATGTCAAAATGGGCGACACTTGCACAAAAGAGCAAGCCGAAGAATGGCTTAAAGAAGAAATTAAAGAATACGAAAACCATGTAGAGGATGCTGTAATAGTACCTTTAAATCAAAATCAATTTGATGCTTTGGTTTCATGGACTTACAACTTGGGTCCAACCAATCTAAATAATTCAACCATGTTAAAAGTTTTAAACCAAGCTGATTATGAGAACGTGCCAGCTCAAATAAAAAGATGGAACAAAGCGGGCGGAAAAGTGCTTGAGGGTTTAACTCGCAGGCGAAATGCCGAATCTCTTCTCTTTGAAGGTAAGGAGTGGGGTAAAATTTAGGAGTCAGTTTGCCACATGCCACTACACGCATAGCGTTAGCAGGTGAATATTTGGCAGCATCATACTTGCTGAGATTTTGCGACTCTGTTATTTTAGCTCCACAAGCTCACAGAAGTGACTTAATACTAGACCATCAGGGCGAACTTTACAGAGTACAAGTCAAAACAACCAATTCAACTTACCTTAGAAGAAATAAAAATTTCTACCGATGGGAGTTGCGTGCAGGAAGAAGAACTGCAAAAAAAACAAGGCAAGATTCACAGGAAAGATATGGCGATGGACAAATAGATTTATTTTGTTTTGTAGCTTTGTCTATTGATAAGGTTATATTTATGCCATTTAATAGCAAAAAAAACTTAACAGAGTTTGCTAAAACAGAAGATAACTTGAAAGCAATTGACACAGAAACCTCTTTGCAAGACTGTCTAAACTATATAAATAAAACCCCAAAATTAAATCCTTTGGATTTGGAGTAAAATAAGTTAGAATCAACACTTAACAAAAGAGGGAGCCTATGAAATCAACCAAACGAAATACCTTTACTTTAGACACAGCATTAATAAAGCTTCAGACGATCTTAGAGGAAAGGGATGACGATTATGGTAGCTCCAATGATTTTTTTGATGACTTGGCAGATATGTGTAATGTTATTTTAGGCAACAAACTATCAGAAAAACTTAACGGCAGTGATGCCGCAAATATCATGCTTTGCATGAAACTAATTAGAATTTCGCAAAATCCAAGCCATGAAGACAGCTGGATTGACACAGCAGGTTATGCCGTATTAGGACTATTAAAACAAGAAGAACTGTGTGAAAATGAAGATTGACATGTTTCTTGTGGGTATCTATATATATCTCCTCTCTCTCATAAACTCATGTCTCGGGAAGCTGGTGATTCTCCCCCCTATTGAAATTGTCCAGCTTCCCACCTGATATGCTAGATTTAGACAAAATAAAATCATTCGATATTTTATCCAAAGATGAGCAGATAGAAGCTTTAACACTTATTGAAAAGTGGAAAAATATCAAAGGCAATGAAAAATGCAGACATGATTTTTTAGAATTTGTTCAAGCAATGTGGCAAGGTTTTATCATGGGTAGGCATCATAAAATCCTTGCCGAAAAGTTTAACCGCATAGCACAAGGCAAACTTAAAAGATTAATTGTTTGCTTACCACCAAGACACTCTAAATCAGAATTTGCATCTACATTCTTTCCTGCATGGATGATGGGTTTAAACCCATCTCTTAAGATTATTCAAGCCACTCACACCGCAGAACTAGCAGTACGATTTGGTCGAAGAGTTAGAAACATTATTGACTCGGAAGACTATCAATCGGTCTTTCCGAACATTAGCCTGTCGGGTGACAACAAGTCAGCAGGAAGATGGACAACCAATGATGGCGGTGAAGCTTTCTATTCAGGTGTTGGTGGTGCCATCACTGGTCGTGGTGCAGATTTATTAATTATTGATGACCCTCACTCAGAGCAAGATGCCATGTCTCCAACTGCCATGGACGGTGCTTGGGAATGGTACACATCAGGTCCACGGCAAAGGTTACAACCGGGCGGTACTATCATTTTGGTCATGACCCGTTGGTCAACCAAAGACTTGGCTGGTAGATTGTTAAAAAGACAAAACGAAGAACATGCAGATCAGTGGGAGTTGGTAGAGTTTCCAGCCATCATGCCTGACTCTGACGAACCTTTGTGGGGAGAGTTTTGGAAGAAAGAAGAGTTACTTGGTGTTAAAGCGTCACTGCCAATATCCAAGTGGAATGCTCAGTGGATGCAGAATCCAACCGCAGAAAGTGGGTCGATCATTAAAAGAGAGTGGTGGCAAACTTGGGAGAAAGACGATATACCTGAATGCGAATGTGTCATACAAAGCTACGATACTGCATTTAGTGCAAAAGAAACTGCTGACTATTCGGCTATAACGACATGGGGCATATTTAATCCCGATGAGGGCGATGAATCAGCCATCATACTTTTGGACGCAACAAGACACAGAGTGGACTTTCCAGAGCTTAAAAGCATAGCTTTAGAAGAATATAAATACTGGGAGCCAGACATTGTTTTAATTGAGGCAAAAGCCAGTGGCACGCCTTTAACACAAGAGTTAAGAAAAATAGGCATACCTGTGCAATCTTACTCTCCAAGCAGAGGGCAAGACAAAATAGCCAGAATGAACTCAGTTTCACCGATGTTTGAGAGTGGCATGGTGTGGGCAACAGAAGATTCTTTTGCAGAAGAAGTAATAGAAGAAATGGCTTCTTTCCCGTACGGAGAAAACGATGACTTTGCGGATTCCGCAACCATGGCTCTAATGAGAATTAGGCAAGGTGGTCTAATAGAGCTAGGCACAGACTATCAAGATGAGGTATCATTTGACAGAAGGAAACTAAGTTATTATTGATGAAAATATTTGTTACAACTTTTTACCATGACGGTCAGTCTTTTGATGGACCAAAGATACACGCAGAAAACTTAGAAACTGCTGAGTTAATCGCTGAGGTAGATGGATACATTATTGAAGGCGAATTAACAGACTTGGTTCAAACCAAACAAGATAAAAGAGTATTACATTAATGATTGAAAATAAAGGCGATAACAGCCGTTTCTCAAAAAACAAAACCTTCTTGCAATCGTATCACAATGACGTGGTCGGCTCTGGTCGACAGGGTTTAGAAGTTTCTCCCAGAGGTGGAGAAACAGTAACAATGAAAATTATGGGGTTAAATATTAACGGCAAAGAATATTTATTGCCAAGCTATAATCCAGAAACAAAGCAGATTATGTCTCCTCAAGAAATGGTAGAGAAATTTAAACCAGTAATTGAATCAGGCATAATAGAAGGATACAAAAGTCCTGATGAGGCTGAATTGGATCGTAAAATCATGTATCCTACTATTGTTGGTAACTTACCATCAGTGGGAAATAATATTAAAAAATTATCACAATCATTAATGGCAAACAGAAAATAATATGGCAATAGAAAGAAGATTAGGCACAGAAGAAAACCCAGACATCATTGATCAAGGTAAGTCAATTGAGATAGAAGCTGAGGCTCCTAGCTTTGAAGATCAGCTCATGGAGTCTTTAGAAGTAACCATTAAAGATGATGAAATCATTATTGATGAAGCACAAGTGGAAGAGGAAGAACAAGTTCCGTTTGAGGCTAACTTGGCTGAATACCTTGACGATTATGTTTTAGGTTCTATTTCTAAAAAATTAATTAGTGATGTAGACAGCGATAAGGAGTCCAGAAAAGAATGGATGAAGACCTATACAGACGGTCTTAAATATCTTGGCATGAGATTTGACGAACAAAGAAGCCAACCATTTGAAGGCTCAAGTGGCGTTATTCACCCTATATTAGCTGAATCTGTTACTCAGTTCCAAGCTCAAGCCTACAAAGAACTTCTCCCAGCACAAGGACCAGTCAAGACACAAATTATTGGTCAAAGAAATGCTAACACAGAGATGCAGGCTGAAAGAGTTTCTGAGTTTATGAATTACTACATAATGAACGAGATGCCAGAATACGATCCTGAATTAGATCAATTGTTGTTCTATCTACCGTTATCAGGAAGTGCATTTAAAAAAGTTTATTACGATGCGTCTAAAAGAAGACCTGTATCCAAGTTTATTCCTGCCGAAGATTTGTTGGTGCCTTATGAGGCTACCGATCTTCTAAGTGCAGAAAGAGTAACGCATATAGTTTCTATGAGTAGCAATGAGGTAAGAAAATTACAGCTTTCTGGATTCTACATGGACACTGAACTAACAGGAAACGATGTAGAAATTAGAGATACAGTATCAGAAGAAATTGACAAAATACAAGGCATAGAGCCAGAATACAGCAACGATGAGCAAAGAAAATTGTATGAAATTCATACAGTTGAAGACATTGAAGGATTTGAAGACTTAGACGAGAATGGCGAACCAACTGGATTAAAACTTCCATACATCATCACTATAGACGAATCATCTCAAACTGTTTTATCCATTAGAAGGAATTACGAACCAGAAGACCCCATCAGAAACAAAATTAATTATTTTGTTCAGTATAAGTTCTTACCGGGTCTTGGCTTCTACGGCTTAGGGTTATCACACATGATTGGCGGTCTATCAAAAGCCACCACATCTATTTTGAGACAATTGATTGATGCAGGAACATTATCTAATCTTCCAGCAGGGTTTAAAGCTCGTGGCATAAGAATTAGAGATGAAGCATCCCCACTACAACCGGGTGAGTTTAGAGACGTTGATGCACCGGGTGGAGCCTTGAGAGATTCTCTCATGCCACTGCCATACAAAGAACCAAGTTCTGTTTTATTTAGTCTGTTAGGACTATTGGTTCAAAGCGGTCAAAGATTTGCTTCTATAGCAGATATGAATGTTGGTGACTCAAACGCAGCTATGCCAGTTGGAACAACAGTAGCC